TCGATGGCACTACCGTATGAAAGTTCTTTTACGTTCTTTTCGGGTTGCAGCATGTAAGTTGTACGTCGAAATAAGTTTACGCTATAAGGGACTGTGTCCAAGTTGATACCTTCGTTGCTACTCGGATCAAAAACAACACGAGCATCTGGAATGTAATCCACGGTAGGACGACCATGAGACTTAAGAAAATCATTAAGGCTGTTTTTGTTGGTGGGCGTGAGTGGGTAATCTTCACTAAATTGTTGTTTGGTTTCATCGTATACTCCGTTGTAAAAAGTGTCTGTGTAAAAATCACGTAAGACGACTGGTTTCTTTTTTGTGTCTGCATCTATTTTATCTGCGAACATCTCAAATATATTGCGATAGAAATCTGCATCTGCTTTTTCTATCTCCCAAATAGGTTCTCCTTTGAAGTTGTACATGTAATGCGGGTTGGTTAATAAGAAGTAATAACCTCCGCTGTCGCCTCCGTTTACGTTGCAGTTGACGTAGGGCTCTGATACACGCGTAACTTCTATTGTCATTTTGTCTGGGTTTTGTAGCACTTCGTGCGACTCACCAGCAACATTGACCGTGGATAACTTACCAGTTCTTTTAGGAAGGTTGTTTTTCTTCCTAAGATTATCTTTAATCTGCAAACCAAGTGCATGAACCTTTTCAGGATTTACACCAATTAAAGATGAGGAGATATTAAGAACGGCTGATCCACGGTCAACCTTGACAAATCTACCATTTGGATATGGGTCTTTAACACCAATAAATTTAGGTGGTGCTATGTAAATTAGTTTGCTGTTATCTGCTACAGATGGATCTAACACGCACGAAAGACTTTGGCCGTTGGCCGATAAAGTAATCTGTTCTGCAAGAAACTCACACTCGTAGTTTAAGTTACGTAAGAAATCTTTTAGAGTTCGTGGGTGTACAGGCATGTCCATTAGAAAGAAAAGATGTAACGAAATCGTATCTTTTTTAATACCTAAAGAAGCACTGGCTTGTACTATGTACGAACAATCGTGAAAGATATCTGGCAACTGAAGCACGATACGATCGGCCATAGTTTGTAAGTCATCCCCCGGAGTTGCACGCAATCCGTCTATATCGAGAACTAGTAGTTCAGTTGATGCTGTTCGGTCGGACATAAAAGCCCTGGGCTCATCTTTGAGTGGACGTTTTAGGGGCCCTTTGTGCATACACGCACCTGACTGTGCTGCGGCACATAATGCACGAAACATCTTATTTAATCCCTTTGCATCAATAGAAATATCTTCTTCTGATGATGTAAAGTTTTTTACTAGTGGATATGGCTTAGTGCCGTTTTTAGTTATTTCTTTGGCTAAAGGTTTTTTAGCTTCTAAAAATACAATTTTCATTTTTTCTCCTTGATTTTATAAACCTCTTCTCTATCTATACGGACAGTTGAGTCCGCTTCGAACGCTAGTTTGCATGAGCGTTGAGAAATGTTGGTAACCGTGATCGTGCACATTTCGCCACCAGGCGTGTAAACTTTTACACGATCACCAACCTTTCTTGTTAAGATGAGGTTTGATTTTTTACTTGTCATAAACTTGGCTTACGCCTCCCTCTGCATCAAGTGGTAAGTCTGTACACCAACTTGGTGGAGTTTTCATAATGTCTAGTATCTTCTCCATTGTAACATCTGAATCAACTTTAGAACCTAATGCAATGATTTCATCGTGAACTTGCAAGACAACATCAACTTCTGGGAGTGCGTGTACCTCTAACATCTGGTCAGTAATAACAACACGAGCAAGTGCTTGTATTACATTCTCTGCTAGTCGGGGACCGTATGTACGTACAATACCTTTCTGAGTGCTGTAGATAAATTCACCCCCTGCATAACGTAAATCAGGATAATAAAGTGACATACCATTAGGCAACTCAAGTCGTTGCGGTCCAACTGTTAGCGGCCCATAAGTAACACCGTAATCTCTAGGTGAAATCATATTGAACAACAAGTCTTTCATTCGTGCCCATAATATGGGAATGTTGGAATAGGAACCACGGTACTGTTGTACAATCTGAGCAGCTGTGCTATCCGTAACATCAACTGAAGGTGAACCTGTTTTGAGCGTGTCTTGGAACTTTACATGTCCCATGCCATAACCCAGCCCAAGTACTGCTGTTTTGCCCACATATCTTTCTAACTTATCTTCTTTGGTGATTGGTCTACCGTACACTTGTGAAGCAAATTCACAGTAAACATCACGACCATTTTCAAAGGCATCAATAAGTTCGTGCTCTTTTGCAAGCCATGCAAGCATGCGTGCTTCGATGTTAGACAGGTCAGCAATAAACAATCGTTGGCCTTCAGGGGCTTTGATTGCCGTACGTAGCTTTGACCCGCGTGGTAGATTTTGTAAGTTTATTTTATCTGAGCCACCGAACCTACCTGTATGTGCGGCGTAATATCTGAGTGGAACACCAAAGCTGCCGTCAGGGTTGCACGAATCAATAAACCTTTGTGCTCTGGTCTCGTCGATACGTGACTTAACGACTTCCCTGGCTTCCCAGATGCACGAATGTTCTGGGTACATATTGCACATTTGTAAATACGCAGGGTCATTTTTACCAAACGCAGGTATTTGTTTACCTGTAGTTGGGCTTTTTTTCGTGGGTATTGTAATGCCCAGGCTCTCCAGGTGTGCCGCAAACTTTTGCTGTGACGCAAGAACTTCGCGTGTTACACCC